CTCTAATCGTTTATCGACTACCATAATTTACCTTATACTAAACTTGGTTCCTTTAGTGGCTATACCACCTCCACGCATCTTCATGACTCTACCACCTCTTCTCATTCCTTTAAAGCTGTCGTTATCTTGTTTAATGTACTTTTCTAGCTCTTCTCCAGAAAAGTTTTCTTTTAAAAATTTTAATTCGTCCTCTCCATATATCTCTATAATCTTAGGACCGAACTGTTTTATTAATTCTCTTTTATTAGCCATCAATAATACTCCACTGGTCTTCTGTATTTTGGTTCGTCATCCCAGTCATCGCTTTCTGCTCGAACCCATCCACCTTGGCGAAATCTTAACAGAGCCTGTGTGGTACTGTCAACTAAGTCATCGTGATCGCCAGAGGGGAAAGAGGCACATTCCTCTATAACCTCATCGGCCCACCGTGTGGGTGGATACCAGACAGTGCCACTCGAAAACAAATCCGTCACGGCATTTACTCTGGCAATCTTGTCGTTACCTCTGGTGGGTGTGAACTCCGTGACAGGTATACCCATAGCACGAAGTTCAAACACCAAAGGCGCACCTGATGCCTTTGCCTCAATAATCATCTGATCTGGCTCCCACTCCATGTATTTGTCATAGGCTGCTCGTTTTAATTCTGGAAACTCCAGTTTTGCCTTAAACGAATCAAGCAATATCAAATGTGTCTTTTCTATTCCTGTGGTGTCGTCAGGATGGTAAAACACACCCCAAGTGGTACACGCACTGTAGTCACTACGTTCTGTTTTCAGAAACGCTGTATCCCATGATTGGATTATTGCCTCACAGGGGGGTGGGTTATTACTATCCCACAATCGCCACCATTCTCGTTTTATTAACGCTCCCTCTTCGGATGTAGGATTTTGCTGATACTGAGCATTCCATTTGGCAACTGGCAGTTCTGCTTTTAGACTTTCCAACTCCTCTAGCTTCCAGAACTCTCCCCACAGTGCCTTTCCTGACGGCATAATCGCAGGCAACTCAATAACTTCCCAATCGTCAATCCCTGACTTGTTCTCCATACTTTTGAGTATCTGACCTGTTAAATCCCTTTTGGCCCATCGTGTCATCACCAAGATAATCGCTCCACCTGGTTGTAGTCTTTGCCGTGGCCCTGATGTATACCACTCATACACCTTGTCATACACCTCTGGGTTATACTGCCCCAACTGTGCGTCCTGTTCCGAATGAGGATCATCAATCACTAAAACATCAGCACCCTTACCAGTTACAGCACCACCAACACCAATCGCAAAATATTCTCCACCCTTATTCGTACTCCAACGGCCCGCTGCCTTACTATCAGCCGATAAAGTGATGCCTTTGAATATCTTTTGATAATCTGGTGACTGTATCAGGTTTCGCACCTTCCTTCCAAAACCCACGGCTAACTCAGCCGTGTGTGCCGTCTGAATAATTTTTTTATTTGGGTATTGTCCAAGAAACCACGCAGGGAACAAGTAAGAGGCAAACTCCGACTTGGTATGCCGTGGGGGCATATTAATGATCAATCTCTTCAATTCCCCTCGTGCCACTCTCTCAAATGCCTCAGACATAATCTTGTGGTGCGACCCACCAATAAAGGCCGACCACATCATATGGACAAAAGGCAGAAAACCCTCCTTGGCATTCTCTCTATCCTTTGCCTCCTCATACTTCTCCAGTAATTGCAATATCTCCCTCTTTTGATCAACAGGGAGTAAATCAATCTTATCCTTGAACTGGGATAGCTCCATTACTGCTTCTTTCTGTTTTTCTTTGCTGATACCACACGAAGGTTTCTTTTCATATTATTTTTTGGATTGCCATCCTTGTGATCAATATGTTTCCCATCACCTTTCCGTACTCTCCCTTGGCGTATCGCTTCCCTACGGTTCTTATTCCGTAAGGCTCTCTCCTTCTTCGCTTTGGTGGAAGCATGATATTTTCTGTATTCAGACAAAAGATTTTCCTTTACATATATGGTTAACCATATACCATGGTATACCACATACCATGATTAACCAAACATATTATTCCATAATATGTTTTATGGTATACCATATAGAACATGACAGGAGTTTATTGTGGTAGTTGAACCATTCTTAATGTGGAACCTTTTAATCACCTTAGTGATTGCACCACTGGCGTGGTACATTAAAACACAACGTGACGAAATAAAACGTATCGATATCCTCCTAAACAAAACCAGAGAGCAATATATGAACAAGGTTGAACACAAAGATGATATCAACAGGCTCTTTGAACACCTATCCAGATTAGAAAACAAAATAGATACCTTATTAACGTCAAAGTGACATTTGGCATTTTTTAGCAAATTGTTCACGCAGATTACTATATATATGTAAACGTGCGTGCCGTGATAACTCGTGGGGGTGGGGGTAGGTGGGGTAAAAAAAATAACATAATGTAAGTTATGCGCCTTTTATTACCTCAATAGTGCTAAGTCATTGATTTATAAGGCTTTTAAATTATCTAGCTTTTCCTTAAGCCTTTTTTCTAAGGTTTTTATGTCCTGATCGTCTTCCTGCACCTCTACTTTATCAATAAATAGGCCCTGAGATTTACCCAAAAGGTGTAATGCCTGTATTCTTGCGCTATCAGACTCAGCATTTTTTGACTCGCTGTATAAAGCGTCCAAAACGTAACGCTCTAATCGTGCCTTCCTAGTCCTAGTTTCAGCGTCTCTCTCCAAGGTAATCTGGTTTATTCTTGCTAACACCTTGCTATTCCCCATAAGACGGCTTGCATTCTCGTTTATAGTTTTTGGTGCTTGATCTAAGGAATACCCTGAACGCCTATAAGATTCAGAATAGCTTAGGCCATCGCATATATGCTGACAAAATAACTCCTGTTTTTCAGTCAATCCATTTTGAGGATTTAAAGATACTATTTTTCCTTCTTTTGATTTACTACCTTCATTATCCATATTTTCACCTATTTTTATCCAATCACTATATCTAGTATGCACCTATAGCTCACATACTACATATTGATATATACCCTATATCTTGTATTTCTTCAATGGTGGCCGATACAATATGTTGATTTTCCCCGTTGGCTCTTTTTTTGACCTGTTATACCTAAAGACCTTAACACCCTCTCAGTGGCTAAATTTGGGCCTCTCAGAGGGTATTTTGTTGAACATAGTATTAAACCCTATGTTTTATTGGTGTTATAACAATATTGAACATAATATTAATATTTTGTTGTACAAAGTGTAAATAACTGCTAATTAGATGACATGGTCATTTTGACCGATTCGTTTTACAGCCCCTGTTCGGCAAACATACTCTCGCCCTCTTCGGTAGCGAAGGTGAGCTAGCCAACCCTGACACACAGCCTGTCTTAGAGGTGGACGCGCAAACACCATAAAACGCGATGGAGCGAATGCAAAGGCGGAGTTTCTCAAACGACAAGACGGCCGACCTTTCGGATAAAACTAGCAGAGGTTGGATCAAATCACTTGCACAACGAGATCAGATCGATTGGATGATAGTAGGCAACAAGACCGAAGGAGCATCGATCAACCCAAACTTATAAACTTAAATTATAGGGGCGTTCAATACGCCCCTGTTAACCTTGCGATGATGCCTGAATGGTTCAGGTATCTTTTCAGTGTTAACAAAAAGGGAAACTAAAACATGGCTAAAACTAAAAGAGAATATCTCATTAATGAATTAAAAGCTGACTTAATCGGAACTGTAGATGGATGGACATTTTATGAGCATCCTAAATATGGAGATGAAAGTTCGATGATGGCTATCAGCAAAAAGCATGGAGTGTTCATAGAATTTTCAGAAGAATATGAACTGCCTGAAAAAGGTGAGTTCGTTATGGATGACTTCTTAAAAGACTTTCCTGATCATCCTGATCTAGAAAGATTTTAACTGAAAAAAAACAATCACTAAAACGACTAGTAATAAACAGAAGGAAAATTACACCATGAAAACATACAATGGACATAGAAGTTGGAATGCTTGGAACGTATCACTTTGGCTAAACAACGATTATGGAATGTATCACTACATAGTTGATACAGTTAAGTCTCTAGGAATAAGGAAAGCCGTAAAGGTTATATTTCGTGATCTTGAAGGACAAAAGACTCCTGATGGTGCGATTTACAATAGGCTTTCAATAAAGCTAGCTATTGAAGGAATGGAAATTGAACAGGAAGGAGAATAAACACATGACTAAATTAATCACTATTAAACAGTCTACTTTTGATAAAGCAATCAATGCTCTCAACAAGGAGAAAAAAGAACTTCGAGACTTGTTGGAACTATCAAGAAACAGGAGCAATGAGTTGTATGACTTATTGCAGACTATGAGAGGCAAACTTGCCCAGTCTGAAAAAGAAAAAGAGAGACTGCAAACTTTAATAACTCAGTCTATAAAGTGCCTCTAAAATTCCTACTGATGATGGAGAGGGTTGCACCCTCTCCGAAACCCAAGGGTCTAGGATAGCAACATAAAAAAAGGGAAATCAAACACATGACTATCAATAAAAAATCAAAAACAAAAACAAAGTCTAACAGTGAAAAGATCAGTAACTTTTCAAAATTCTTTAACAAGTCAGTCAAGTCATACAAGGAAAAGACTGGCAGACTACCTTGGCAGAGAGGGTGGCATATTACCGATAATACACCTTGGTTTAATCACGTTAACGCAGTTAACAATAAGGTGTACGGCTACTTCATGAACCAGATTATCTTAAGTATGTCAGCAGAGGAAAATGGCTTTACCTCCAATAAATGGATTAGTAAAGGCAACATCCAAAAGAACAAGGGAACTTGGAAGGGTTCTGCTACTTGGGTGTATGGTTGGTTCTTCTGGGAAGAGGAAATGAAGGACAAGGACGGCAAGACACTGAAGGATGACAAAGGCAAGATCAAAAAGAGATCAGGCTTTAACTTCAGAACTTTCCCAGTCTGGAATGTAGACCAGTGCAGTAACCTACCTGAGAAGTTAGCCAGTGAGGAAGTGCAGGCTATTGAGTATACACCTCTTGAGGGTAGGCTAGACATTGCTGAAGAGTACATCAGCAACATAGGTGCTAAGGTAGAGTTTGGTAAGAATGGTGCATACTACAAGCCTTCTATGGACTATATCGGAATGCCTAACTTCGAGCAGTTCAAAACTCCAGAGAACTACTACAGTACATACGTCCATGAGCTTGTACACTGGACTAAAACT